ATGGCGATGTTGTCAAATGATCGATTCGTCTTATATGTTCTGCAAGCGATTGTCTGTAAAGTAAAAAATGGTAAAAATGGAATAGCTCGACGGGAGAAGATACTCGATGAGCGTCAAAAATTTTCAGACAGACTAGTGAAGTATGCTATCAAATAATTTATAAATCTGAATAAAATAGTAATTCAGGTATGGTCTCGATTAGCCGATAACCTAACCTTTCTGGCTGCCAGATTGACTTGTTCATCATCTAATGAAGTTCATTAGATTCAATATCAACATATGTGGGAAACTGAGATGACCCCCATTCATGATGAAAAGCTAGCGACGCTAGATGATATCGAAAATGCCATAGACAGGGCTCAAGAAGAAGCGATCGTACGTGTCTCTGCTGATTCCATCAGTAAAAGGCATGGAGCATTGCGTGATGCAGCCCGACTCCAAGCATTGGTGACAATTGCAAAGAAATCCAAAGATTTTCAATTGCACCTCAATGCTACTCAGAATCAAGAATCAACATTACGTGAACTGGCTATGTATGCTCCTGGCCTGACCGCTATCAGGATCAACGACGCCGGGGTAAACTTAGGCGGCAGAATTATTCCGAGAAGAAACGTATTGCCCTTTGCTACACAAAGAATAATTGACACTGATAATCAAGATTTTAAGAAGATATTAAATGGAAGAACGATTGATATCTGCTGTATAAGCGGTGCAGATCGTCAATATATAAATCCACTGTTTACTACAAAGAATCCCCTTGCGGTTAAACCCCCTGCGGCGATGAGCAGAACGCTCGTAGATATTTTAAAGATTGTAACCACTACTGATTTCAATCTTCTGGATTCAACACTGCTGGATGCATTCGGTGTGTTTACCAGCGAGTTGTTTAAAAACACGCAAGAGCATGCTTGTCAGGATGAATTCGGTCAGGATTACATCAGCCATGTTGAAGGCATGATAACATCTTTCATTGAAATGGAAGCATCCGTATACAAAAGCGATTACAGTGGTCATAAGAGGCTTCTTGATTACTGGAATTCCCGCGCAGAAACCAACGAAGATGAAACCCGAGAAAAGTTACGTTGTTTTCAAATCAGCTTTTTCGATACTGGGCCTGGAATAACAGGAAGAGCATTTGGCGATAAATATCAACGCGCATCAATCTTGGATGAGAAAAAAGGGCTTCTTCAGTGTATTGAGAAGAATTTTTCTTCAAAGAATCAGCTTGGTGCCGGAAATGGTTACCCGACGATTTTAACCGAACTCAGCAAAATAGGCGGATTGATACGCATACGAACTGGCCGACAATGCATATTCAATTGCTTTACCAAAGAGGACCAAGTCAACTGGCGAGATAATCCAGTAGAACAGGTTGATTTGATTCATGAAAAATTGATGCAGTTTGATGATTGGTCAGGAAGAACTTTATCTCCAGTTGCTGGGACAGTTGTTACTGTAATCGTGCCATTAAGGAAAGAAAGTGATCAATACAGTTTATTTTAATATCGATCATGCAGGTAGCGCTCATAATCAGGATCTTCTCTGCATCTATCTTTCAGACCATTCAATTCAAAATCATTCTGATTTTTATGATCAGTTGACACAAGCAATAAAAGGAAGCAAAACCCTTCCTGATGGAATCATCATTTTCTTCTCTGGAGAAATCGAAAGTAAAATTAGTGATTCCTGGAATAATTTATCTCAAAGAACAGGTTTTTTACCAAGAATCGGAGTGGGAAGTGATATATCGTCCAAATCGATATTATTCGTCTCAATGAATAAAAATGGATTTAAAATACAAGATGATTTAGGTGTCAAAGATGGTTCTATAAATCTGTCAGGTAGCGACTTAATAAAGATCTATGTTAAAGGAATGAATAGTCTTGCATTAAAAAATAACATTCTACACGTTGCACCATCAGGACATAGTTTTCGTCATCCTTCAGGAACAACCAGCAAGTTATTTATTCATGCAAAAGAAATTGCGCGAAATGAGTCTGAGTTACAATTTATAGCCCGTGGGTTGACTCTTCAGGAATATGACTTCGATTGGTCAGGTTTGAAAAGTGTATTCATTGATTCAATGGGTATTTATGGACTTGTCAAGGAAGCTTTGAAATTTTCAGGTTCTGATGCTAAAGTTATAAACTTTCACTCATATGACAAAGTCGGGGAGCAGAATGTTCCTTCCGATAGTTACTTGGTGGTAATTTCGGCATCAACTTCAGGGGGTATGGCTAAGAAATTCGTCGAGTCAGGATTTTCACATAAAAGGATTATTACTCTTGTTGAGGTGAAAGAAAGGAAGCAACTTTGTTTTACACCGATATTAATAAAACTTGATAATGATCTTAAGAATAAAAGCAACTTAAGCAAGAATTATGATACCGAAATAGAATTGGTGGGGGAGCAGTTTACTACCAAGGCGAAGCAACCGAGAGAAGTTATTCTGGGTATTCGTCATAAGCCAGATGAATTAGAGATTATACTCGAAAGTTTTGCATTTGGTGGGATTAATGAACTTAATACAAAGTTGAATGCCAGTTCAACTTCAAATCCAGTGTTAAGTTTGAAACCCGATGCATTAATTAATTGCCCGGAATTCAATCTCTGGCTTGAAGAAGAACTTAGATGGGAAGTCGTAGCCTCTATTTCCACCATTGTGTACAAAAATGATGGTGCATCTGAACTATTAGCTGAAAAAGTCAAATGCTTGTTAGATAGATTAAAAAAGAGTGCAACAGGCATATCATTAATTGAGTTTGGTACTTTAACGTCTGATTCGTTATCAACGTGTTCAGGTGTAATGGTGGTCTCTGCCTTTACTGGTGATGGTGGTCAGTTACGACAGATAAGCCGAAGCCTCAGAGAATATGAACCAGATGTCATTCCACGTCATTTTCTTACTGGTGTGGTCATTCCACAAACTCTGGAAGAATGGAACCGGCTTAAAAGATTTTTAGTACAGAATGCGAAGGACAGGAAATATGGTTTTTCTGCATGGAAAACCTTGCCTATTGGTCCTGACGTGATATCTGATTCATGGAGCGATCTCACCCAGCTTGTTTCATCCCTTGATACGCTATCTCTAAACCCGGATGTGCCTGAACTTACGGATGTTGAAAGTGAAGCTATAACAACCCTCAGGGAAGTAGTGCAACAATCCCGCAGCAGTTTTCTCCCAAATACTGCTAACAAGCAGCTGAAGTTAACAAGTGGATTTGTGTTTTTCTCAAAAGGCCTCGAAGACAGGCTCGATGAAATATCACAAAGTGTTGTTCTGCTTGCCATTTCGGCTGTGCTGCAAGCAGCCAGGGAACATTCGGTCGCGGACTTATGTCTGAAGTCCGACAACTATCAGTCTGTGGTGTTATCGCCTGAGAATTTCCAGCGATTCAATGATGATATTCTTCAGGCGTGTATTATCCGAGCCAGCCTACCTAATGAAATTGATTATTCTTTCGATCATGAATTAAGTCTTGTTATGAGTGAGTTTCTGTTTAAAGTTTTCAACAGACATGAACATCCATATGGATACGCAGCTCTAGAGTTCGCTGCGGCGTTAGCAACCGGTAAACTGAAGCTAAAGAGCGAGCATTTTAATCGTTTATTAGATGATGCATTAAGCGTTGAAGATGAGAAAAGGGGATTTCTGCATGCCTTCCTCATGGCAGCCAAAATAAAACGCAGCAGAGGAATTAGTAAGCAATAAATTTCACCGGTATTAAGGGGTGCGGAGAGTTACAAGGCCGCACTTTTTAAGTGTGGCTCGTGTCGTATTGAAATTTGATGTTAGAGTGGCTCTAAGTCCATAGACAAGTTTTCCCTATATTTCGACTCACAAAAATCATATTTAAGTATTCGCTCTACCCTACCCTGAGAGGGGGGGGCAATATCCGCTTCTGGCACAAAGCGGACATTGATAGCTTTCAAGATTGAGCCGCCTGCCCGCCGCCGGTATTTTAAGCTTGCAGCAACACTGATAATGCAATGCTGGCAGCTAAATCAGGCCGTCGCTTTGATAGCTATACTATCTTTCTGGCAACCGTTTCCTGCGTGACCAGTTCACCGCTGGCGACCAGCTGTCAGGCATCCTTCCCCATTGCCATGCATGCTGTCTGACACACCTGTTCCTCAAATTCCCTTTTTATGCTTCATCTCTTGCCTAAAGAAGCAGAATCTAAACCATTCTGCTGAACCGAAAATTCAGTGGTCTCGATTAAGGAGCACGCCTTCCAGATTCCCGCTGGCTTTCCTGTGAAGAGCCTGGACGTTAGTCCAGCTACGAACAAAGCTGCCGTCGCTTCACTTAAAATCCATTCTACGACATCCCACGATGACCTGTATTACTACCCTTAACCCACTTTTGCATGCTCCGCAATTAACCCGGCAGCTCCGGAAAAATCAACTGTAACAGACTGAAAAGACATACTTAATTTTCACTTTTCTGAATTGCACCTGACTGAAAATGGCCTCATCTAAACGGTTGTGCATGCCGAATCATGCATCCCACTTTTAAGCAGGAGTTCAGATGTTATTCAGAAAAGCGTCCATGGCTTTGCTGGCCACCACAATTTTGTGTACCAATGCGATGGCTGAGGATACGGATGTAAGGCCTACCATGTCTTTTGGTTACCAGCGTGGCCATATTAAAGATTTTGGTGAAATTCAGGGCGGAAACTTCAGGTTTCAGTATGAGACATCATCACCGTGGGGTTTCATGGGATCTGTATCGGTGATGAAGAAGAACTGGCAGGATGCTGATACTGAGTGCAGAAGGAGTAATGCACAATGCAAAGAGGATTATAATGCAAAACATCGGTTAGACAGACAGGCAGAATATTACTCTGCTCTGATCGGCCCGACCTATCGCTTCTCAGAGAAACTCAGCGTCTTTGCCTTAGGGGGGATTTCGCATACGAAAGTAGATAATCCATTAATCTTCGATGATCATAACAACTCTCAGATGAAAAATGGTTCCACTTCATCCAACCAGTTTGCATACAGCACAGGGCTGACATTTGATGCAACCGAAAATCTGGCACTAACTGTGGGCTTTGAAGGATCTCAGGCCGCGTTTGCATCAAAAAAACATAAGATGACCAGTGTCTTTGTCAATGCGGGATATCGCTTTTAAGTATTAATTCAGTGGCTCGTTCCGGACGAGCCACTTTCAACTATTGCCTGGTGCTGCTGGCCAGTCTATTTTTTTCATTACACTTGCATTCAGCCTGTATACTTCAGCTAAATGTTTTTTCCAGGCGTCGAGTTTCTGTTTCTCTTCTTCATTTAGTCCGTATACATCCTGCACTACTGCCAGCATGCGTATTTCCGTATCGGCCTTTTCCAGTAATGCATTCTTTCCCGCCTGATTCTCCTCAATGGTTCTTTCCTCATGTTCAGGGAGGTCAACCCACACAGGCATCCCCTCTTTTCCTGCCACGCGCTGCTTCCCTTCAGGAGGGGTACCGGCAAACTTTTGCCAGATTTCATCCGAAACGGGACGAACATCGTCCGGCCAGTTACCATTTGCCCTGTAAGCCGCTTCTTCATCAAGTAAGTAAAATGCATTTTTTTTAGCGCTATATCCGAAGGTCATTATTAATACCCTATAGCCAGCCAATAGAAGGACGTTTCCCCCCTGCCTGCATGCAGGGTAAATTTCTGTTTGCTGACATCATCAATATACGAATTGTCTTTACTCTGACCGTGTTTACCAGATTGAGTGATCAGTGCGATGAGACAGTTGTTGGGAAAAACAACAGGAAAAACAACTTCACCTCCACCCGAGTGATGCTGGCCCCCCTGAATGATTAGCTTACTGACCGGATCTTTCCAATACATGGGTGAGCCACTCACCCTTAAAAGACTCGTTGAACGATTTTTTAGCCAGGTATGCAGACTTCCGTCCCAGGCTTCGCCAGACAGGTCACCTTTTGTCGTAACTTCCGCTTTTCCTATCTGCAGAGGCTTGTCGGTACTCAGTGAGCCTTCAACGTTTAACGGACCTTTTACTTCCCCGCCGCTTACGGGAATATAGCGGCGATCAAGATCACCCCAGTCAATATGCTGCTGGTTATTACACAGGATCCAGGCATTCAGGGTCGCATTCCACTCAACTTCATTTTGCTGGCAGCTGCTGAGGGTACCCTTCCTGAGCTCTCTGGCGTCATCGTCTAAGACCGGACAGGCCGGGAAATCACCGACACGGAGTTTGCAAGCCCCAGCATTAGTCGCCTGTGTGCGAAAGAACAGACGCATGCCATCGGTGAGCTTTGTAACGGGTGGCTGGCAGATCAGATGAAAGTTATCATCCTCGCTTTTAACTTTGCCGCTGTTAAGACGTCCCTGCTGCACAGCAGCAATGATGCCATCCCCAGGAAGAAAAGGCGCATCCTCAGCCATATGTATCGCTGAAGCATCAATGGATAATGCGCCGCTATCCACGGTAATTACCCATGCTGCCGTATAACCGGGATCCGGTGTCGGGGATATCTGTTCACCTTTTCGGGCGGCCATACCCGCTTTTAATGAGACATGACAGCCACCGGATCTCACCGTGTTTTGTGGTGCGCCGCTGTTATCTGGTCCGTTGAAAGCGATCGCCGGATCAGTAGCATTGTAATATGGCAGCACAGCGGGCCCCGTGTCAGTGTCGGCATAAGCCACCTGAATGAGGTAGTTGATGCTGTGCCCCTGCATGGCGGGTGCATCAAGCCTGAAAAGGCAGGGTGCCAGACTCAGACCCTGCTTCAGAATAGTATTGATGTTATCTGCAGCCAGTGACGAGTAAGGCGTGCCATCAACATGCTGCAGGGAATAAATCTGCCCCTCCCCGACCTGAACAGTCATGGAAGCCGGTGCGGAAGGCTTACATACCAGACCACATAGCCAGGTACTCTCACCCAGAAAGGCTGACGCCAGTTTCGCCAGCCCTGTCATGGCGAATTTATTGGTATTAAGCAGGTCGGTTTCGAGCGGAATAGCGCCCGGATAAACAATCTGACGATCCATAAAGTTACCCATTAAAAAAGGCCACCTTCAGGGTGGCTATCGCGTGATTGTTAACAAAGGAAGTAAGGTTAATGAATTCTCACCCAGACCAGTGTGCCTTCCGGTTTGACGGCTTCGATCGCAGCATAAATCTGTGCATCCGTAACACTGCCCGTAACCATTCCCCGGGAGACATATTGCGCGCGCGAAGCACTTCCATAGCCCGCTGTTGAAATTCCGTAGCCTGCCACCCAGGGGATGCCCTGACCGCGCGGACGACTGACGTCCACAAATGCCTGGTAAGGCAGATAACGTGATCCATATCCACCCGCAGCACCATAACCGATTGCCGGCCCGCCATACGCGCCTGTATCTGCAGGGCGTGACGGCTCGAACACGACTGGTGTGTTCCCGGTCAGCATCTCAATAATGTTGGTAACGGCCTGACGCGTACCCCGCTCTCGAAGCAGATTCGTTTTTATCTGGATCCGGAAGGGGTCATCAGACATACCTGAATCTCTGGTCAGGCCAGTGCCAAAGAAGTCATAGGCTGCAACGTCCAGCCAGCCATCGCTCGCCGTGGAGATGCGAGTCTGCTTACGTGCGTAGCGATATAGGGTGTAGCACCAGGATAACGCTGTGGCACAGGCTGAAAGCGCACCTTCAAAAATCGGTGTGTCATCACTGAACCAGCCTGCCGGCAGCAGCGCATGAAGCCGGTTGAGAAAGTCGTTCCTGTCACCTTTAGCCATTCAGCTCACCGTAATCTGACCTTTGCGAATAACCTGTTTTGGCGAGGCCGCAAGGTCAGCGTTACCGTCATTGAGGGTAAGGTATGTCACGTTCGTGACCAGTGGACTGGCCGCATAGGCCGCTCTGATGATCCGGGTGTAGGCCAGAAGCTGTCCGGGTTGAAGGTCTGCAATGTATTGCGATACGGCCGCCTCAACAAGCCCAGCCACCTTAGAGTGATCTGCTTCATTACCTGTCTTAAATGAAAGTATGACCTTTGCATAGATCACCACCGGCCTGAAAACCCCAAAGGCGATGGTAAATCCGCGCACAGCGTCAATAGCCCTGTATGCACGATCAAGCAATTCGCGTGGCGGCATACCGCTGCCGTCATCAATAACGGCATAAAAATAGCCCGGCTGCGGTCTGCCGTCCCAGGAGACATTCTCGGTCAGGGTAAAGCTGACGCCGCGCTGAACATTGCTGAGCGCAAACGCAATCGCCGCTCTTGTGGCTTTTGATAATGAAGCGATCCACATTCTGAATCGCGCGCGGAAATCGTCGTCAGATTCAGCGTCCTGACCGCCCACAAACGCCGCTGGGTTAGTCACCTTATCGACATATAACACAGAACCCGTAATAAGGGTGACGGTACCCGGCTGCGCATTACCTGCAGCGCCTGCGGTATCTGCCCTCACCGGTACCTCCAGGGAAATGACACCCGCTGCGATGATATAGCCCGACTGTCCGGGCCGGTCGGCAATAACCGTGTAGCTCTGTGTGCCATCGAGGGTGGTTATCTTTGTCCCGACCGGGATAAGGGCCTGGCTCGCGGGTGTAAGACGGGAGAACGTCACGTTACCGGCAGCCTGTACAGCAGAGCGACGGAAAAAACCAAAGTCTGCCATCCAGCTGTCCAGGTCTTCGCCGGAGCATGTCGCCGCGCGGGTTGTCACCAGCAGCTTTACAATCAGCTGCTGGAGCCACATGACCACACCGGCATTGGATTCAGCCAGTGAACGCAGAATGCTCCCGATGGAAAAATCCACCAGCTTTGCTGCCCGAGCCTGTATCGCTGTGACCTGTTCGCCGACGAGTTCAGTGAAGGATTTGACGTTGAGCGATGACATCCGCTTACCTCGCGACATCGAAGTGGAGAGTTTCTGGCGTGCCGGTCAGGGCATCGGTGTAGACAATGGATACGCTGACACCCCCTTCAATCAGGAACAGTTTCACAACTGGCGGTGGATAGTGCGCGACGGCCTCTTCAAGCAGCATCTGGCCGCTGATGAGCGCCTTCCACTCGCCCGGCTGTACAGCTTCACCGACTTTTTTACCCAGCCCGGCACCGTATTCAGGATGAAACAGATAATCACCGGGGTTGGTCAGCAGTCGTCGCAGAATACGTTGCTTCGTGCGAACGCTGCCCAGAGCCGTGCGCAGATCGCCCGTAGAGGAGGGCGCAAGATCTCCTCCGGTAAAATGATAAAGGTCGTGCATAGGTTACCGTTGCAGAGTGGCTTTGATTTGCTGTTCTGGCGGGGCTGTAAAGTTGCCCTGACCTTTCTCGAGATGTGTGTGACCGCTATAAACGGTACGAATATGATGAACCGTGCCATAGCGACCATTGTTGTCGCTGATCTCTTTACCGACCGTCAGATTTTCATCTATCCGGACGTCGCCACCAGTGAAGTGATGTGCTGGTGCGTCATAAATGAGTTTTTCCTTCGCACTCAGCAGGACGTCCCCGCTGTTGAGAAACTTCAAAAGCGATCCGCCCTGATGCACCAGCCAGAATTCACCGGAAGGGGGGCCCGGGCAGCGGTCTTCATCGTTATAAAACTGCCCTGCCGCCATGCCAACCCCGGCCAGGCTGGAATCAAACTCAACCTCAGCTACGGCACCAATCATCGGCCCTGCCGCAAGCCCCCAGCCGTTTCCTGCCCAGGGCGTGCTGAGGGGGATCCAGCCGGTTTCCTCACCCGTCGGCTGCAGCAGTACCTTCACTGTGTAGTTATCCGGGTCATAAGCCGTGATAATGCCCTGACGTGTGCCACTCTTACCCGCATTGCTCTGGCGCGATGTCGCCGCCATGATATTCAGCAGCGCCCTCACCGCTCAACACCCGGCGCCGTGCTGTGGTTCTTACCCGACATCTGCATGGTGTAGCCTGTTTCCCAGCTCAGCGTACGTCGCACCCGATCACAATGGTAAATCTGGTCGAACGGGCTTTGTGTACCCTCAATACGTACATGCATGTAAGGCATGAGCAGGTTGTCACCTGCCGTTGATCCGCTGACGTTCATCTCGTGCTGTATCACCTGCCGGTAGATGGACTGTGCCAGCGCATGGGCTGCTTCAGGCGTTAATCCGTTACGTATGACACGATAAATCTGAGTGTCAGATGAGGCGCTTCCGGGAACTGTTCGCTTACCAGGGTTTGGGTAAGAGGCACTGAACTGTTTATTCTTGCACTTTGCATTCCAGCTGAGCACCTCAACCGACACTCCCCTGGCAATTGTCAGCGCACGTGAAAATGTCAGGTCATCGGAGACATTGCAGCGGGGATACGCCTGCTTACCGGGAGGCTGCCAGCGGATAACATAATCGTCATCAGCGGCAGGGTCGCGTCGGGGTTCGAAATGCAGGCTGTCACCTTCCACATAAACCGAAAAGTTTTCGATGCCCGCCAGGCTGGTTATCAGGTCCCATACCGTCTGTTCGCCTGTCAGGTGTGTCGAATCGATCTTATAGTATTCACCGACGCGCTGTGTCGTCGCCGTCACAACCGGTGTCAGGCTGTGACGCTGCGCCAGCGTGGTGACTATCTGTGAACTGGTGAGATTTTTAAAGCTTTCACCCGGTGTCTTCGCATCAATCAGCTTTGCGGTGAAATCGCGCCCTTCTGCTGAAATCTCAAAGCGTGCCGGTTCGTAATGCCAGGTATCAATGCTGCCTGTGATGTGTCTTTTCTCGTTAACACCGGTCTGGGTTACTATCGAAATGAACAGCTCGGTCCTGATCGTGGTCTGCACCGCCCACCAGTTAAGCAGCTGCATGTCCGGCGGCAGCGCTGAAATTGCCAGCGTAAGCTCAAACGTCCCTGCACCACGAAAGGCATTGTTCTCAACGCTGAATGATACAAATGGCACGTCTGTGCCATTTAAAACACAACGCCCGCTGACATGGCGGGCGCTCGATTCGGTAATGGGGTTGCTGACGTTCATAGCTAACTCGCCGGGCTGGTGGGTATTTTCAGCGTGTGAATGCCGCTCAGTTGCGGATCGGCCAGGTCATTGGCATCGGCAATGCTGGTCCATAAAGAGGCGTCCCCATACTGCGCTGATGCCACCTTATACAGATTGCCACCGGACAACGTTACCGCTTTGAGGCCATTGGCGGCCTGCCCTGAATTTACATTTTTGTTGAGCCTGCCCAGCACATTCTGAAGATGATACAGGGCCGGAATGCGGGTCGCGTGGTCTGACTGAAGAAGCAGATTACTGACGGTTTTTGATATGGGATTGCCGGGTACCAGTCCACCCAGCGAGGTAATCTCCAGAGCCGCAGCCTCGAGCAGTGCCAGCTCATGTTGAATGATGTTCCGGGCTGCAATCAGGGGTCTGACAACGGACTGAATCTGCGCAACAGTAGCATGCGCAAAGTCCGTTACCTTCTTAACCGCCTGATGCAGATTTCTGATAGCCTGCGTAACGGCATCAATGTTGATGATACTGGCAAGACCCAGCGCGCGGCCCAGGTCGCTGTCAATCAGCTCCCGCAGCGCCCCGGTCAGGGCATCCACTTTCGCTGGCGAGCCCTCATTGCAGACAATGGCCACTTCAATAGAGTAAGGGCGACGCCAGACGAACGCGTAGACCGGACTAAACGCGGTGATGACCACCGTGAAACGATAGTCATCGAGCGTCAGCAGAACCGGGTGTCCCGCATCCCGCATCCGCTCAAGCGCGCTGACACGCTCACCCGCCTGCGAGCCCGTGATGGTGCCAGACCAGGTCAGTGGCTCATACTCCGTGCCCAGCACATCAATAATGCGGTGGCCGCCAATCAGCTGATGCTGGACGGTTTTCTGCCTGCCGTGAATGACAACCTGTTCGGGGACTTCAAACTCCATGAATTCGAAGTCGCCTAACATCAGGCGGGTCACAGTCGGATCAATGCCCGGCGCAAACTGCGAAAGAGAATTCAGAAGGGACATACTGCGAGTGCCTGTTTCAGATATGACTGACAATGAAAATAGGAGCCGCCATCTGTCGGGAGGCATGCGAATTTACAGGGCCTGACCGTTCAGGCTGCCTGCAAAAGATGTCCGGACATCAAATATGGTGCAAAAAAAGCTCCTACCCAGACGTTATTCAGTCCGGATTTTATTCTGCTGCAGGTCAGCCAGATGATGACTGTCATTTATTCCGGCCAGTGCGATGTTGACGGCCTCTTCCAGCAAGTCATAAGTAACCTCGCCAGTCAGCACCCTGTCCCCGATAATGGTTGTCGGCGTACCTGAGTAATAAAGCCGTCTCATTAACGCCTTATTCACTTCGATAATGTTCTGTGTATCAAGCGGATAAGTTGTGACTTTCATTCCGGCAGCATGCAGGGCTGAATAAATACGCAGGTCGTCACCCATACCGCTGTCTGACATCAGCGCATGGTGAAAAGCATGGAATTTTTCAGGTTCTTCGATCCAGACGGCAAGCGCCATGCGCGTAACAGCGGTTGACGCTTCCGGACCGTATGAAATCAGTTTGTAGGTGATCGCAATCTGAGGATAGGCCTTTAAAAGCTTTTCCAGATTACTGTCCAGTCGTTTGCAATGAATACAGTCGTAGTTCACGAAACTGACCATTTTCAGTACAGGTTGCTCAGCACCGACGACAGGAGAGAGCGGATCGTTCAGCAGTTTATTTCGCACGAGTGCATCTGTCTGCGATGGACGCTGCGGCTGTTCTGCGGTAATGCCAGTGTTTGCCTGATGATGCGCCACCCCGGCAGTTGCCTGCCCTGCGCCCATGAGCATCAGCAATAAAACGAATTCATTAAGCATAATCCTGCTCCACAGATAATCTCACAGTTGCCGTAACGGAACGCAGTGACTGCGATTTTCATTACCTCACTAACAGTGAAATCAGCATGGCCAAAGCGGCGTTCAGAATTCTGAATACCGGCAACTGTGAAGGTGTTAGCTGAAGAAGAGGCAGATAGGGCCTGCCAGCAGGAGTGTGAATAAAATCAGGCTGTCATCAGGGCAGAGAGAGGCTGCCAGCATGACCGGGATACACCATCAGCATGGATGGATCGAAGGTGCTGGTGGATGACGGTGCTCTGGCTGCCTGCTTACTGATGCCACTCATGACAGTGGCCACCAGTACCTGTCGTCCTTCATGCGTCATCAGCAGATTTACGGGCTGCCCGTTATTAACGCCAGAAACTGGCGGTATCGGGGGATACCTGCCGGTTTTACGAAACGCCTGCTCACGAAGATGCTGTCTGTCGAAGTCCGCCTGGGCAGGCATCCAGGGTTTATAGGCAACGCCGTGGTCAAGCGCATTCTGACGTGCCAGTCTGCCACGCTCTGCCATTTCCCGGCTCTGCGATACCGTGCTGCCCGGATACAGGGCGGCCAGCGTCACGGCTGAGATAATGCCCGGCAGCCCTGTAAGCGCCGCGGTGAGTCCCGTCAGCCCCGCGGTAGCGCTCCTGCCAATCAGCAGGTCAATGCCCCAGCCCGCAAGCCTGAGCGGTGTCAGCAGTGCGCCCGCGGCATGTTTAATGAGCCAGAATCCACCGCTGATACCCGCAAGGCCCGTCACGGCCAGTGCAGCCTGCCCTGCAAACTTCGCCATTTCAGGATGCCGGTGTGCAATGTCTGCCATCTGCTGAAGAGAGTGCGTGAGCGTGTCCAGCCCCTGCGTGAACGTGTCCAGCAGGCCGCCATCTTTCCCCATCACCCGCTGCAGGTCCTGCCATTTCTTGTGAAAGTCGATCGCTTTGCCGTTGTAAGTGCTCCCGACCGCACCATAGGCATCATTCAGGCCGCGCGCGACACCGTAGGCATCAATGCGGTGATGAATGGTCTCAAGCTGTTTGTCGATGAGACTGAACATCTTGCCGCCGGTACGCCCGAATATCAGGGCGTTCTCACGCTGCTTCTGTTCTTCGGTGTAATGGTGCCTGCGGTAGAGTGGCAGGATGACGTTTTCATAGTATTCGACAGGCGACTGGCTGAAGAGCTGCGCGTTGATAAGTGGATTGCCCCGGAAACGCTTCACGCCGCCCAGGTTGTTGAGTTCAATCTTGCTGGCATCCCAAATGCCCATCGTCATCAGGTCGTGCGTGACCTGATTAGGCAGCTTCACAATCCCGTTTAACCGGTTGTAAGCGGTCATCAGCGCATCACCCGCTGAACTCCCCTTCAGTTCACCGATAATCGGCTCCAGCTCAGCAAACAGCGCTTTATTGCTCAGGTTAAAGGCAGAGGTGCCCGCTTTGGCCATAAACTGACGGTACTGGGTGAAATCGACATTACCGCCTGAAGACTGTATGGCACGGAACGCCGCGTCCATCAGTTCATTGAAGAGCCCCGGGCTTTTCAGTCCACCCGCCGTCTCGGTGAAGCGCAGCATATCCATCTGTTTTGCGGTTGTGGCTTCACGCTGATGTTCATCCAGCCCGCGAGAGGCGAAGTTGATTCGCGCCAGCACCGGTGCCGCCAGTTTTGCCGCGCGCAACTGCTCATCCAGCGTTTTTGCTCCGGATTCGCTGAATACCCCCTGCGCTTCCACAAGATATTTCAGCATGTCATTAGCCGAGGAGCCCCGGATACGGGTAGTTTCAGCGAAACGCAGTGCATCTTCTGTTGCCGCCTGACCCATGCCGAACTGTCTGAACTTCTCGGTCATGGTCTGGTAGCGGGCTGCCTCATCAACAAAGCCCTTCAGCATTCTGAAACCCAGATAGCCGGTTGCCAGATTGGTCATACCCTCTGAAAAGGAGCTTCCGCCGGGAGGGTGTCCATTACCGCCGCCATGCCCTGCACCACCGCCGCCCCAGCCGCCCGGGGGCACGCCATTATGCCAGCCATGCCACCAGCCACCCTGTCCTGAAGGCGGAGGCAGTGCGAGCCTCCCGCCAGGGGTGCCATATCCACCGCTTCCTCCTGCAGCTGCGGCCCCCACTGCCAGAACGGGCAGTGTCATGGCTGCACCGTAACCACCCGCCAGCAACGGGACATTACGCGAGGCACGGTTGATACGCTGTGTCTGGTCAGCTATCTCGCGGATGGCTCCGGCATATTCATGCGCACCGCGGGACGCGCCAGTAAATTCATTATTCAAAGCGCGATTAAGAGCCCGCAGCGCGGATGTGGCCTCACGGGCCGCTCGGGTTAGTGCTTTGATGTTCCTGGTGATAGTAACGAACTTCTTATTCAGCTCGATCGCATCACGGCTCACCTGCAGCAGATTGCGTGTAATCTGGTCATCCAGTGCAAGGCGCACGGCTACACGGTAAGCCTGAACATCCATAGGGACCTCGATTTAAGCGCATAAAAAAACCCGCCATAGCGGGTTTCAAATCATTGATTTGATTAAACAGATTAATCGCACCCTTTTTGACTGGGCTGAGCAGCACAGAGAGCATCTTTTTCAGCTATTGCTGCGGCTTTGTCACTGGAATCACTAATGTTTTCAACCTCTTTTTTTGCCGTGTAAGTAGCGACACCAAGATACACGACATATCCCGCCACGATTGCACTTAGTACTGCCTTAACCTTTTTCATGGAGACCTCTAACCTTACCGTTAAAAAACTAAGATTTATCCTAACTCAAGGTGGAATTTTAAACCAGAAACATAAGAAAAGTTCATATTTATGTTGTTTTCAAAGATGGCTGGATAGTCTCTATGCAGATTTATAACGTAAGGAGTCTGAAATGCCACATCCAAGTATGCTGCTTTCTGCAGCCGCAACCGGCGCTCACTTAGATTTGTCAGCGCAGGATTTTCATCCACGCTTACTACTAGTATTGATGAAGACTGTTATACAAGGTGGAGGACACCTAACTGTAAAGGGTACTCATCCAAACATGATGTCTAAGCTTGCGCAGGTTGGAGGAAAACATCTCATGAGAAAGTGGTAACAAAAAAGCCCACCGGAAGGCGGGCTTTACTAGTAGGTGCTAGCGCGGATCAATCAACCGCAGGCTTGCCTCTTACCATCATCAGGTGGAAGTTTGATAACAATACCCGGGTTGCGACGCTCAAGCATCTGAGTTTTACTCCAGTTGGTGCCGAACTCCTCCATTGGAGATTTACCGTCGGCAAAAAGACTGGCAACTAATCCAGCTGCTAGTGCTTCTAACTGTTCGTTATGTGTCATTGCATACCCCTTGTGAGCCAATCCACTCTGGCTCTTCGCATCTGCGTTGTCACCTATGTTTACTTAAGTAAAATTTAGGTGATAAAAATCCAGTCCCATCAGGAACAGGATAGGTGAAATCTTAGACTAGATGGCTTATGCGCCTTGTTGAGGCCCAGATTGCATTAACCGACAACCGTTTTCAACAGTTTTTGCATAATCCAGCTGAATCTCACTCACCTGAATTGCTTACCCTATGAATAATCATAGCAGATGCGCCGCGATTGTAATTTGCATCAAATGTGAATCCACCTTCAAGATAGTGCGCCTTAGCACCATCAACAGGGCTGACCATTGCTATGATGTCGCATTTGAGGCTTTGAGCATCCAGGAATAAAGCGTATGCGGAGAAGGTATCCAAAACTATACCGAGCATTTGATGGTCAAGATCTTCATGCGCATCATTGCGTTTTTCCATCCAATGGACTTCAGCCGAGCATAAATTTTCGTTATAACATCCGAACGCGTAGCCTACTGGTTCACCTCGATAATATATGACTAGCTTTATTGGGTGTTTTTCTTGTAAGTCAATCATAAAGTGGGATTTAAGGCCAGCATCCCACATCATTTTATTATGCTTTTTGAGGAATTTAAGGTCTTCAATGATAAGCTCATTTGGATGTACAAGTTCTAAAGAACGATGAGGAAATCTTAATTTGAGATGCTCCGCTACCTTTTTAAACACAGCATCTTGAAATTGCTCGTACATGTTCTTGTCCTTTAACTTCCGAATGCAACTAGAATAAACCGCTGAATCATCACACAGCAAGAACACCTAGACCTTTCTGACAATTAAGATAGTAAAATTACGCTTTTTTGCTGTTTATTTGTACAGGCCCGATTTTTCTAGTTACCTTGCCACCTAACATTTAAAGTGCGTGTCAGGACTTTCTTGATGAAACGCTTCTAATCAGAATATAAGTCAATTAGTAGCTTCGAGAACTCTGTAGTAGTTAACGGCTCTGCCCTTATTTTTCTATTGTCTAGTTGAGTCTTTGCTGATGTGAAAAAAATCATTAGATTCGCATAGCCTCCTGTAAAATATGATATTTTTCAAATACAGGCTTAGACTTTATGAGTTAATAGGAGGCTTTAACCCCGATAGAAATTGCCTCACAAATCTCCTTCAGCATTAGGTCAATCTTCCTGACGTAAGCAGGACCAATGAAAGGTCTTGGTGGTATGTTTTCAGTGCCTACCTCCTGCCAAAGCCCTATTTCACTCTTGGTCCCAACGATGGCAGCCAGACCCACTACTTCACTTTGGATGGAATCCCTGAGTTCGCCTGAGCGTAAAAGCGGCTCATCTTCACTGTAACCCTGACGAACGCGGTCGGCTTTGGTAGCTTCAGCCAGTGGTGCCCATGATTCAAATGCCCCGTAAGCAGGCTGATATACACCGATCTCTTCCTTCGCCGTTTCCTCAATCTCTTTCACGATAACGCGGAAACTTACCTCCAGCCCGGTAGCGATTGAGGCTGAGGCAGAAGACATCTCACACGCAAACTGCTCAAGATTCACTACTTACCCTCCTCCCACCTTCGTGTGCTCCAGTTGTAGGCGCCACCCTCAAGCTCGCCGATGACCACACCCATGGCCCCAATTTCCGGCACGGAGTAAGGACGCCCCGCCAGTTGCCGCTCGGTGGCAATGATGCCGGGGATACGTTTGTTGAGCGTGGAAACATGGGGTGCCCGGGCGGCAATATTCGCTGCCTCAAAGGTCGCGGGCGCAATCATGCGGTTTGTGCCGTTGGCGGTGTCCTTCCAGTAAGGCCAGTCACCCACAATCAGCTTGAGATGCCAGTTGTCCACGCCAGAGCTGTTGAGTGCTTCTGACACCGCCTTGCATCCTGCGGAGGCCGGGCCCTGGGCGATGGCATAGGCACCTTCAGAGCGCGCAAATGCTGCCATGGCGGGCCAGCACGCTTTATCGGTCACATCGGTAAGGTTGATGACCTGTGAATTCGTGCCACGCAGGGCATACATGCCCTTACGGGGCGCATCAGTACCATCCGCACCGAGCAGCGTGGCATCCGTGATACCGGTCGCGCCGTCAGTGCCGCCACTGAGTGTGACTTCGCTGACCGCGGCCTGTGCAGGCGCTTCAGACTCGGTTACTTTGGCGCGGACCAGCTGGCTGGGGCCCCGGATATTCATCTGGCCGTGATTTACTGCCTGCGCTATGGCTTTCCACAGCACATCCCCTTCACCCTGCAGGTTATCGAAGACTTCCGCACTCACGCCCGGCAGACTGAGGGTCAGTTTTTTCGAATTCACGGCGGTACCGCTGCCGATACCTGCAATTATCTGGTTTCCCCGCGTACCGCTGTAGAGTGCGGTCAGTAGCAGGCCTGATTTACTGGCATTTTCACAGAGTCGGCCACTGGCCGCTTTATCCTGACCGTTTGTCACACGCACACAGTTCAGGTTTGCAGCACCCAGCTGCAGTGAAATGGCAGCCGCCGTGGCCAGGTCATACTGGCGGTCTTTAGGCGTGCCCAGAAAGAAGGCCATGTCGTTATCAGAACGGATACAAAAGGCGCTGTTAACCGGTCCCCAGCATGCCACACCCACCAGCCCCAGCCCGTCGGTGGGTACACCGTTAATGTAACGGGCCCGGGGCGGGACAACCTGGACATAAAGGTCAGGTGCCGTGAGTGCAGACGTGTTGAGGTCGCCGGTTGAATAAATCGGCATGAGAGAGACTCCGTATGAGTGAGCGGATGCTGGAAAAAAAGGGTTATCGCGTGGTCTGGTGCCCGTTCAGGGTGACCTCAAACTGTGTCACCTCAGGTGCGGTGATGGTCCGGGTGGTGGCGTAATTCACGCTGAAAATCAGGTCGCGCCGGTAGACATGCCATTTCTCTGACCTGTCCGAATCAAACTGCCGGGCATAAAGGAGCTGCGCGGGCGCGCCGTCGTTGAGGTCATTGTGACACTGTTCAGAGAGCGCCGTATCAATGGCGCTGCCGATGCGGTCCCGGAGGCCGGGCGCAGGTGCCCAGACAGTGATCTGAAAATCCTTTATCTGCCTGTGCAGCTCTTTTACAGCCGTGCCCGCGGTGGTAACGGAAATACTGAGATGCTCTGCCAGCGGGATGCAGACACTGCTGAGCACAGTGAATGACTTCGGCAGTGCTGCAGACAGCGCGTGTATTGCCCGTCCAGCCGTGGTTCCCGCCCGGAAATGGAAACTGAACGTTTTCCTGTTAAGGGTTATCAGCACGTTTGTGAGTGCCGACGCCACACCGGCAACACTTATCGCGGTGCCGTTCACTGTGAACTGCAGCGTGGGTTTGCCCTTCGCCATCAAACGGAACGGCCTGCCAAGCGCCGTGCTGATTTTACGCTCTGTCGGCAGCGGCCAGACAGAGACGTGTATACCGCCGTTCTCGATATCCTGCTGTAGTATGCCAGGCACTGGCCAGCCCGGGTAGATTTTTACTGAAGCGTTCACAATACCGGGTAACTGGCAGCCTCCAGGATACACCACCCCGGCTACCCGCCTCGCCAGGTAGCGGGCGACATCGTCGGTACTGGCCATGTTACACCGCCACCTGAAGCGCCGTAAGACGCCAGCCCATGTCGGTAAGCTCCGTGCCGCTGATGACAAAACGATGCCCGGCGTCACCCCCGCCGACTCACGCAGGGTAAAGCCATGCAGTTCGAGCAGTGTGCCCTGAGAACGCAGTGCTGTGGTTCCGGCCTCATTGGCTTTGGTCAGCTGCGCCATGGTTCGCAGTGCCGCGCCTGCAGTGGTATCGATGACACACTGCAAATCGCTGAGCGGTGCGCCATTGTCCGTCAGGATTTTGCGCACCTGTGCTGTGTCAGTCAGGGTATCTTTAAATGGTGTTTTACCCGCTTCACCGGATGCGCGTGAAGCGCGACGGAACAGCTCGCCCAAATCTTCTTCGATTTCATTAACCAGCGTGCGCATCGCCTGGGTAACCTGGTCGCGGCGGATACCGTGATAACCCGGGCCGGATTTAATGCCCTTCTGCTGTTCACCTTCCCAGCGGAACGGCACCATACGCGATTTCGTAATGGCCAGCGACACATTTCCAATATCCTGGTCACCGTCATCCGGGGGCAGTTGTCCGGGCTTCACATCTTCAGCGTCTGAAGCCGGTGTCACAGGGATACGAATCGGCTGGTTGAGCGCTGCGCGTTCAGCTGTGGCGTCCAGCGTGATGGAGGGAATAAACCCGCAGAGTTCACGGGACACGATGTCCAGCGACTGATACAGGTCGGGAATGAGTTGAGTCAGGGTATTAGACATGCAGGGTTATCCTGTTAATCGGTAATCTGTACACCCGCACAGGCCCGTTCGCTCTGCTCCTCAGGGCTGAGGGATTCGAACTGTGCGCGGGTCAGTGTGTTCGGATTCGTATTGCCATTGCCGCCGCCGGAACCGCCGCCTGATGCGCCGGTGCCTTTGAGGATCTGGTCTTTGTAGGGGTAATGCTCAACGAGAATGCTCAGTGCTTCATCAAACCCCGCCGCTTCACCGGGTATCGGCGCCATGAGGCTGGCCATTGCGATACAGGTTTGATGCGCATGTCATCTGTCATGATGTCGAGCACGTCCATCTGGTCAATCTCGATCAGGCGGTTAAGAACATAAGCAGCATCAATGTTTATTTGTTCGTTACGCTGTAATTTGAGATCTGAAATACGGTTCTGAATACTAATCTTTGATAAGTTCTGAGCACCCTGCACGTTCGCGGCCTTTGCACTATACCCCACCCGGATAGCAGCCTGCGTGGCGTTTAAATCGATGAGGTACTCGCGACAGAACATTTCTTGTTTGTCAGTGAGTGCCATAGTTTCAGCTTATAAGTGAGTTTTTATGAAAATGATGATTAAGGAATTAGATAGTCACTCTCTCTATTTCAATTTTGACACTACTAAAGACAGCAAACTCAGAAGGGTTAGCTTTAGAGCCTGTATATTGGACGATGAAAAAATTGTTCAGACTAAAACCGCCCATTTCAGCACATCAACATTGGAAGATGCTCGGAATAAGCTAGAGGAATTCTTTGAGTTTGAGAATGAAGCTACGCGCAATGAGGTGATGAAGCCATTAATTGACCACTTTTCGGCTAAGCTTTAATTCTTACCATCCAGTTAAGGGATTCTAACCGTTGTGTGGCCTTACGCGACACAGCCCTAATATGAAGATTCCAGCACATACTCCATCTTAAGCACATCATCCGGCGCGAGGTATACCCAAGCGCCATCCACCCGAGCAACGCTAATGAAGCCATTAACCATCTCAGCCTGTAATAGGTTCATCAGGCCATCATACATTTCACCCTATTTGGTGGCCACTGTGATACGGTAATCTTCGACCCTAATTTATCTAGGCAACAAAAACGCCCGGGGCAGTTAGGCTCTTTTAATGATGTCTAATACTTCCGGGGCTGGTTTTATAAAATGCTTATCCATGGTTCCCAAATTGACTGCCATCCGTAACTTATCTATTTTGCCATGATTTTCGAGTATAAAATTTTTAACATCATGAGCCCATAGTATGTGCTCGTCATTTTCAATAAAGAAAAAAGCCGACTCACCATGCTCCAACTTCTTAGGTAACTTATGGCTGCCCGGAGCAAAATCATGCATAAAAGTGCTTTTACCAGCAAAATGCCATACCAAGCCTGTAATATTTATTGGCAATTGCCCTATATTTGCTACGGAAATACCAATTCCATTTTGCCAGGACATTTTCTTCATAGCTGAAATTATTATTTCACCCCTAATTCGTGGTTTTGGTCGCGTCTTGGCAAGATATAACGAAGTAACGACTGCTGCCACTGTGGCAAATCCTGACAAAAAAGATCCAATCATCGCCCAAAATGCCCACTCAGCTGAATTCTTGGCTGCCATTAATGCTTGAATCGCAATCTCGTTATCTGTCATACCCCCTCCCTATGAGAATGACAGTTTACCTCAAACACTGCTCTCTGATGTTATGTTGCAGGCCCGCTATTTGCTTTCCGACGATTTCGGTTCGCTCTCTAAGGGTGAAATAATCCCGCTGAGCGGCGTTAGTAAGTCGGGCGCTGGCTGCATCATCCGAACTGGCATTGCCGGTGCCGCATTGCGTCGCACAGGTGACGTGGAGCTACAGCCGAAGCCAGTCTTGAAAAATCACTTTTTGCTAAATTCAACACTATCTGTCGTGCAGTCCAGCATGCCAAAGTATTCCCCGATAGCTGACTGGCCGTTACGCTGAGTAAAAGGCACTAACCAGATATCGCTCCCGAATGTCATCTGCCCATAATCGATAAGGATCCCATTCTTTTGAGCTGCGTCCTGAGCGTCAGAGAAACTTTTCCATTCAGTCTGATCTCCGGTCTTAGCTCGAATAACCTTAGTCATGATGGTCTGATTATCATAATGCCGGCAGGCTTCAGCCTGGGCGGCATCAACTTTCGAAGGCCTGAATGATAATATGAGAAGTATCATTACAGCTAATGCGAGCACTGCAAGAGCTGTAATGGCGATGACTAAAATTTTGACGAACCTTCTCATATTATCCTCATCCTGAGCTATTTAGATGAGAATCATACCTGATGCTCCATGTAATGATCACGCTGCCTTGCACGACAGGTGCACTGCATTGCTCACAGATACTTAATCGCCAGTGCTTTCACATCGTCCTTTGCGGCTTCGCCCAGCAGAGCAACCCCACTTTCAACAAACGCCAGCGCAGCTTCAAAATCATGAACGCCCACTTTGACTTCAGCTGATTGGGGCATCTGCGCTGCTTCGGCAGAGAATCCGGACTGTTCAACAACTTCGTCATTCATTGATTCTGACATTTCATTACTCCCTTCTTCAGGATGAATAAACTGGCCTTTTAGCCAGCTGAGGATGTTCATTTCTGCCGTTCCCGTTCGATTTGCCGGATCGCGGCCTTGTCGTGGTTGCACTGCTCCAGAGCGTTAAGCAGACGCTCATTCAGCTCCAGGCTGTCTCCCCAGGTCAACGGGTCAGGAATCAAAGGCACAGCGCAGTCAGCCAGCAGACTCACCGGTATCGGTACTGGCGGAACTGGTACGTACTTTGTCCCGGTGCGCACGCAGCTGGTCAGCAGCAGGACGAGGCACAGGTTCAGTGGCACAGCTGTTACCCCTGACCAGCTTTTGTATAACCACCACCCTGCGCTCACTCTCTTCATCGCCTGCCTGATTTGCATCCTGAGTTGCCCGGGCAATGTCGCTGAAGAGGGCTGTTGCCCTGAGGACATTAGTCGCGAGCATCTCTGCTGAAGCTTTTTGCTGCGCCAGCTGCCTGTTCTGCTGAGTGATCACGACCTTCGATAAGGACTGAAGCTTCAGGGCGACGCTTAGCGCGATGACCAGCAGTAGCAGGCCTGTGATGGTAACGGCACCCCACTTAACGCGGCTTAAGGTCATCGCTGCTCTCCGACAGGCAAAGTGCACGTTCAGTTTCGCGGCGTTTCATCAGCCCTCTCCACCTCCTGCCACCGGCAAACACCCAGCGGCGCAGTTCATTGCAGGCACCTGTCGTATCGCCTGCGTTGAGTTTTCTCAGAAGGGAAGATCGGGAAAAAGCGTCAGTACCGGTGTTATAGGTAAAGCTGTAGAGTGCAGCGCGCTGGTAATCGCTGAGGGGGACAGTGACCAGACTGTCAACAGCTGCCTGAACGGGTTTCAGGTCTTCACGCAGCAGGCTGTCGCACTCACTGTTGGAATAGGTTTTGTTACTGACAATATCGGGGCCGGTGTGACCATCACAGACGGTGAGCACATCAGCGACATCCCGATAGGGAACATAACGACGCCCTTCCAGACCATCCGGACCGCCGAGCAGCGTAATTGCCAGAGTCAGGGCACCCGCACCGGCTGCAGCCAGAAGTCTGTTACGCAGCGGGGACGATATCACCATTTTCAGCGAGGCTCTTCAGGGCAGGTGCAGCGCAGCGCCCTGATTTCTGCCAGTGTCGCCTTGCGCCGGTAATACCAGTTAATGATGCAGGTGATGGTCGCAAGGCTGATGCCGGCAAGAACGCCGACGGCGCTCCACTCTTCCGGACTGAAAAAGGTCAGGACGCCATGGACAACTTCGCCTGCGGATACGCTGTAAGCGACCCCGGTTGTGAGTTTGCTCATCAGGATTTGCCGCGCAGAATAGGATAAAGGTAGCCGGAGCTGGTGGATGAGCAGGATACAGTGACGGCATCCGGTCATAAAAAAAGCCCTGACAAAATGCCAGGGCTGAATAGAAATCTCTTGAGGGTCATTTACCCATCGTTGGAGCCAATCTAACACAAAAAATGGAAAAGTAAATAGTGAGCTATAACATCGTTACATGAATTATCGCTCGCTATTTAGTAATGCGCGATAACGCCTTCTCTGCCCAGGCCTCTTCCCGGTGCAGCTCGGCGACCAGAAACTCCAGTAGCTGCTTCACGCTTTTGTTCCACGTATCAAGAGTAAGAGCCTGTGTGACCTGACACACCGCCCTGAACACAACAGCGGAAGGAATACGTTCAAAGCCGCGCCCGGAACACCGCTTACAGGGCTGATAAACCGGCACACCCTGGAACCGTGTCATCACACGGTTAACCGCTTCCCCTCGCCCTTTGCAGTCCTTGCAGGCAGCCCGCACGACACCTTTTCCGTTACATTTGCTGCAGCACTTTCCGTTGCACAGGCCTTTGCCGTCACAGGCATGGCATGGCGATTCGGTATCCGGGCTTCGCGCATAATCGAGAAAGGCATAGCCCGCAATGATCGTGATGACGGCCATGCGCTCTTCTTCGGAAAGTTTTGTGAGCGCAGGATAACGTGAGGATGACTGCAGGCCTGTCATCGCCAGCAACCGTATGGCGCGCGCTCTGTCCTGACCGGAGACATTCATTTTTCCAAAAAAGGCAGAGTACCCGAGCGGAGCACGTTTCTGTGTCATGCCCAGCGCAGCCATTACATCGCTGCCGGACATGGCATCAGGTGACAGGGATGACTGACAGACGATTGGGGTAACGGAACGCGGGGAATGGTACTTAACAACACTTTCAAGTTTCATGGTAAAGACTCTGTGCCGGTAAGAATGTCACCGGCACTATGAGTCGTGTCAGATTCATTTTTCTGAATGCCTGCAGGCACGTTCTGACGAATGAAAAATGAATTTCTGCACAAATTTTTCTCTGGGCAGCTGATGCCTGCCCTTCTCCGTCACCCGGCACCACAGTTCAATGAGCGCTTCGCCAGAATGGTGACGGGGGCTGGCCCCTTTCTTCCACCCGATTAGTGTGGAGGCAACCACATCCAGTTCATCTGCGATGTCCTGAAGGGAGTAACCGGAACGGCTCAGGTCTGTGAGGATCCGGAACCAGTCGATTTTATGAATATTGATGACGGGCACGCGACTTCCCCTGCTGTTACAGCCTGAGTAAATCTTTGAGATTTCTGACGCCCAGCTTATTAGCACAGTTTTTCCGGTGCTGGTAAAGCGTTCTGGTTTGTATACCCAGTGCTGAGCAATGATGGCTGACATCTGTGCCGTTAAGAAAGCCATCAATGACGGCATGCTCACGCAGCGTTATTCTGCAGTTTTCTCTGTCTGAAGGTTTCCTGTCCAGATAGCGTTTGAGAACGAATGAGATGCAGGAAACAGGCATGGACACATCCAGAACATATTCCATATCGCATACCCTGTTCAGAAGGTTTCTTTTCCGGCTGTCCAGAAGAGCCTGACTGTCTGAAAAAACCAGCACGTTACCGTTTGTTTTACGCACCAGCGTGAGAAATAAGCTAAACCAGTCAGGAAAGAAGTCATCGTACCCCAGGCAGATAACGGCGAGATGATAGCGACCCGGATATCTGTTCGCTGCATGACTGCTGAATTTCAGGCCGTTTCCGCACGATAATACTGTCAGATTTCTTTTTCTGCATGCGGTGTGTATAAGACTGAATAGTCCATAATGTAAAACATTGTTGTCTCCGATGACGACAATACAGCATTCTTTGCTTTTCATATCCTGCCTTCCGTATTAAGCAGTTCATCCCAAAAGAATTAACATCTACCCTCCTAATGACGCGTATTATTACTACTCATATCCTGCAGGACATTCAATGCAATCGTTTGCCCGACAGAAATGCCAAACAAAATTACCCCCTTAACCTGTTGATTAAAATAAGTTAAAGTCACACCAGGAAAAGTATTAGGATTAACTTTCAGACTCCTGTTAGCACCCATTCCTACCCAAAATGAATTCTGACGAGCCTGAATAATAGAAGGCGGATTTGTACTTTCATACAGACACTCACATATCGGTTAAATTCACATTGTGAAAATCACCTTTCAGTCATGAAAAAATAGGGAAGATAATGAGAGGAGTGCTGTTTTTCCACTCACAGAAAGGAAGTATTACATGATGCTACGGGGTATCTCTAAAACCATCCTGAGACAAATTGAAAAAGAAAGCGCATATTACTTCAGATGAAATGGCTGGCATGACCGAGGATGCCGACGCGGAACAATACTGAAACAGCTGACACCATTACGCGTGCAATTCAGTGACTGCGTGATAGCACTATTGACAGTATAGCCTGCTCCAATTGTCTTAAATTCATTGAACAGCAGATGAAATGAAGTCTGGCGACCGCCGGAAGCCGATCAGGATGATCCCGTTGCGTCTTTGAGGCCCATCAGAATTACCCTACAGCAGCGCATCACAACAGGACTGAGAAGGTCAATACACATCTCCCTTTAAGTCATCAGAGAGAACATGCCCCCTGTCGGGATACCTCTGCAGACACCGCACGCAGGGCACTGTACTGTCATCAGCAAAAAGGGATATGAAAAGACGATCAATGCCAGGTCAGGTCATCGTAACTGTCGGTTGAGTTCATGGTGAATTCTCCCATGGCACTTCTCTGTAGTGCATCGCGCCTTTTGATTTCGTCGCTGACATCATTGATTGCCAGTTTCAGGGCATCAATCCTGTGTATATCACTCTCTGTTTTGAGAAAACTGTTCAGCTTGTTCAGTATGCCCGGCCATGAGACACGTGTGTTGTCATTGAGTATGGCGAGAGTCGCTTCCCCGATGAGCACATCACGCAGCAATTGCATATCCTGTTCTGTCATGACTGCAGCTGGTCTCCTGTCTCACGACACCGAAAAGGTGGGCAGTAAAATCACACTCATTTGCTGAACAAAAGCTCAATCAGCGCATGCAACTGCTGTTCTTCTGCATCAGATGAAGCCTTATCAAGACGTACAATCAGCCTTAAGCAGATAGCTTTGCGATTCAGTGTCTGACCTGAACGGAGGATCTCAGCAACAACTGAACCAAGCGTTTCCTGCTGCGAGAGCAGATTTGCACGGCTGAAATAGTCAGCGATATCGCTGTTGGAACCTGTGCTGCTCAGATTCAGTTGCATGACTGGCTCCACTGTATGATTCGAAAATGACGTGTTTTGCGTAAATTATACAAAATATGTAAATCTGTACAGGTATATCCGCTTCGCTTACAATAATTACTGGCCAGGACAGATGCCGGAGAGTATCCATCCGGATGGTGTACTGCTACAGCCTGATTTGAGCCCTATCTGGCCCATGGCAAATCAGACACACGGGTTGTGTAGGCAGGCGACAGCATATCCCGCTTCATTGACCAGGTTTTCTGGATACCCTGCCCCGCAAAAAACAGACTGGCTTTACCGCTCTGATTAAGCCCGTCAACTACCCGCATGAGAGCCTCACTGTTCGCCTGCGGCCGGTATTCGTCAAACAAGCTGAGCTGAGCCACACCCTGGCTGAAGAAATCGCCCAGCATGACGCCTGCTTTCATGTACCGGTGTCCGTCTACCCATATCCTGTCGAGCGCATCCATGGCGACGCGAATAATATCGCGGGTATCGTTAGATGGGGTCAGCAGCTTGCCGGTTGCCTGGTTACCGTAAAACACCTCCCCGTCGGCATGCGGGCTGGTCCGGATAAAAACCGCTATCTGCCTGCAGTACTGCCTTTCTTTTCTCAGTTTCTCAGCGGCACGCTCGGCAAACGCGCACACCGCCTGACGCATATCCGTGTACTCAGTGATACGTGAACCGAACGAGCGTGAGCAGACAATCTGCTGTTTGGTGGGGGCAAATTCCTCAAGCGCCAGACATGACTCGCCGCGAAGTTCTCTGACGGTGCGCTCAAGCACGACGTTGAAATGTTTGCGGATGATCCAGGTGCTCTGTTCTGCGAGGTCTTTGGCCGTGGTGATGCCCATTGCATTGAGCTTTTTACTGATACGACGCCCTACTCCCCATATATCCTCAACAGGCACAAGCGCCATCAGCTTTCGCTGCCGGTCGATATTCGACAGGTCGACGACTCCGCCAGTCTGCTTCCACTTCTTGGCGGCGTGGTTTGCCAGCTTAGCCAGCGTTTTGGTCTGGGCGATGCCAACCCCCACGGTCAGGTGCGTGTTGCGTTTGATCGTCTCACGCACTTCGCGCCCGAAGTTTTCCAGCACCATGCAGTTGCGTACACCGGTCAGGTCCAGGAACGCTTCATCAATTGAATAGACTTCTACGCTGGGTGCCATCTGCTCGAGCGTCGTCATTACCCGGTTACTCATGTCAGCATAAAGCGCATAGTTGCTGCTGAAGACGTGAATCTTATGCCGTCTGATTTCGTCTCTGAGTTTGAAATACGGTGCGCCCATAGGGATATTCAGTGCCTTTACTTCAGCACTTCGGGCGATGACACAGCCGTCATTGTTGCTCAGAACTAACACTGGTTTGCCGCGCAGGTCAGGCCGGAATACTGTCTCGCAACTGGCATAGAACGAGTTCACATCTACCAGCGCAAACATCACATAGCGCCATTCGGGTTGAAGACCTGGAAGATGCGATCCTCACCTTCGGATGCTGAGATATCCCGGAAATCTGACTTGTGCGCTTCTATCCACCTGTTCGCTTCCCTGGCGGTAAACTGCCAGTTCAGCTGCTGGAGTTCGTGAACAAAGTCGAGTGTGCTCACGGTGTAACGTCCGCGCGCGTCCCGCTTAATGGCCAGCCGGAAAGCGTCTTTGATTTCATAATCGCGTGGCAT